CTACTGGTTCCACCAGCCTTGTGCTGGGCGCCACTGCTGGCAACATCGTCACGCTGAACGCAGCGCAGACGGATATCACCGGTTGCAGCTACGCTGATACTAACGGCGTAATCGCGCTGTCCATGCCGTACTTGGCTCTGCCCACCACGGCTGGCAACAACGAAGCTTCGCTGGTGTTCACCTGATCTCTGTTCATGGCCTTCGTTCTCAAGAAGACTGCTTCCTACAAGTGGGAAATCAAAGTTGAAACTCCGGTTGACGGAAATCGCTTTGAGACTCAAACGTTTGAAGCAGTCTTCAAAAAGATGAGTCGCTCGGCTTTTAACGATCTCATTGACAAGGGTGATGACGCTCTTGTTGATGGGATCCTTGAAGGCTGGGAGGGCGTCAATGATGAAGAGGGCAAGCCTGTTCCCTTTACGTCAAAGAACAAAAAAGAGCTTTGTGATGATCCCTATGTGATGAAGGCGATCATCCAAGCGTATGCCGACAGCGTGACAGGGGCGCCGGCAAAAAACTAAAAGTCGCTGCTGAGTACTGGGCGAAAGGTGGCGTAGTTGACGAGCGCGAAGCCGACCTGAAGGCTCTTGGCGCAAGTGAGGAGCAGATTGCCGCTGCACGTTTGCAAGCTGTACAACAGGACTGTGAGGTCTGGGAGGAGAACTGGGACATCGTGGTGATGTTCATCCGCATGTCGACGCAATGGCACACGAGCATGGCAGGACTGACAGGATTGAACTACCCGAGTCTTGAATGGCTCTGTAAGCTGTATTCAGTCAAGGATCCTGTCGCTGTCTTTGAGGGCGTGCAGGTGATGGAAATGGCTGCCCTTTCCGTTTTGAATGCGAGCCGCAAATGAGTTCAATCACCTCGGAAATCAAGCTGCGCATCAAGGCTGAGGGCGAAGCGGTCTTCCAAGGTCTCAGCGCGAAGTTAAATAATCTTGCAAATCAAACGACAATATCATCTGCAAAATTCAAAGTTCTATCAAATGAATTGCGCGATGTTCAAGAAAAAACTGGCGCCAACAGCATAAAAACGCTCAAAGATTATGCCGCTTCTTGGCGTGAGTTGGCGAATAGTGTTGATATTGCAAGCAAAGAATTTAAGCAGGCTACTGCTCAAGCCTCGAAGTTTGAAGCTCAAGCGGCAAAAGCACAAGGGCGCCGTGGCGGTGGTGGTGGAAGATTTGGAGCCATTGCAGCAGGTGCTAGTTTTCTTGGACCAGATGAACTAGTTGGTGCCGCTGGTGGCGCTGCATTAGGAAGCGTTATTCCTGGTCTTGGCACTGCTGCTGGCGCCGGTGCAGGCGCTCTTGTTGGCAGCGTAGTTATCAGACCATTACGGCAAGCGTCTGCAGCCATTGCGAATTACAACAACGATCTCAATCTTGCAAAAATAACTCTTGCTCAAGCTTCTAGCAGCCAAGAGGATTATTCACGCAATTTGCAAATTGCAAGAAAAGTTAGCGATGATTACGCGCTATCACTCAAGGAAACAATTTCTGGCTATGCACAGGTTTCAGTAGCTGCGCGTGCCAATGGATTGAGCCTGAAAGAAACAGAAACGATTTACAGGGGCGTTGTTGCCGCTGGCGTTGCATTTGGTAAATCTCAAGAAGATATCAATGCAATTGTTCGCGCCACCGTTCAGGTTTTAAGCAAGGGCAAGGTGAGCGCCGAAGAAATGGGTGGTCAGATTGGCGAACGTTTGCCTGGCGCTGTTGCCAAGTTTGCTGCAGCCACTGATCGCACACTGCCGGAATTGGCAAAAGCGTTTGAGCAAGGCGAAGTAAAGATTGCTGATTTTGTCAAATTTGCCAAGCAGCAACTAGATGATTATGACGAGATTGCCAAGATCATCGGTGATTCGCCGGCAAAGGCAGGTGCGCGACTGCAAATTGCCTTGGATACGGCAGGTGAAAACTATGGCGGATTTTTCCAGAAAATTGGAGCAGGTTTGCAGGATAATCTTGCCAAAACAATTAGCTGGGCAAATCAATCAGCAGTGCCCATCAAACGAGTTGCGACTTTCTTCTTTAATCTTGGTCGCGATATAGTCAAGATTCTGGTATCTATCAGCAAAAAATTGCTTGAATTTGGCAGTGGATTTGCAAAAATATTTTACGACCTAGCAACATTCCTTCCACGTCAAATAGCCAAAGCATTTGGCACTACTCCAGAAAAAATCTTTGGCAAAGCAATTGGAACACTCAAGGAAGGGTTCAAGCAATACACGTCAAATTTTGCAGATTATTTTCCAACCTTTGAACCAGGTGCTGGCTTGTTTGGCGGTGGTGAAGGGGCAACGCCCGGATTGGATACAGAAGGAGCGGCGGATAAAAAAGAAAAAAAAGGGAGAAAAATTATTGATCTTACAAATGAACAATTGCAGCTTGGTTTGGATACTGTAAATCTTGAACGGCAAGGTCTTGATATTCGCGCTGAATATTCAAAATTTTTGCAACGCGAACTTGATTTGCAAAAAAAACTTGAACGCGGTCAGATCGGTGTCAATCAAGCAATTCTTGAAGGCGCTCAATCTCAACAACAATTAGAGCAAGCAATTGATAATGCATTTAAAGGGTATGGCAAAGATGTAATGAAAGCCCTTGAGGAAGAGGCAGAAGCAAGGGCGCAAATTAATGTTTTAATTGCAGATGCACAATTGAAAACAAAAGTTTTGACAGAAGAAGACAAGCGGCGTGTAGACATCAATAAACAACTTGCCTCTGTAGTTGAAAAATTTGCAGAAAAATTATCTTCCGAGGAGCTTCTTGAGGCAATTCGAAGATTACGAGAAGCTCTGGAGGGAACCGCCAAGAGCGGAGAAAGCTTCAAAGATAACTTCAAAGCTTCCTTCAAATCAATTGCCGATTCCGCATTAAATCTTGGGGCAAACCTTGGCTCTTCATTGGGAAATACTTTTGTTGGGCTTGCGGATCAGTTGGCCGAATTTGTAGCAACTGGTAAAGCGAGTTTTGCAGACTTTACTCGTTCTGTTCTTTTGGATTTGAGCAAAATATTCATGAGAGCTGCAATTTTTCAAACACTAAAAGCATTTTTCCCCGGTAGCTCTGCAATAGGCAGTTTTCTTGGTTTTGCCAATGGCGGCATCATGACCGAAAATGGTCCGCTTCAACTGCGTCGTTATGCCAATGGCGGCATTGCAACGAGCCCACAAATGGCAATTTATGGCGAGGGAAGCCGTCCCGAAGCCTATGTGCCTCTGCCGGATGGCCGCACAATTCCGGTCACCATGAAGAGCGGCGGTGGGGTCGGTAATGTTGTGGTGAATGTCGATGCCAATGGCAGCAATGTTGAAGGCAATGGTCAGCAAGCCAATGCACTTGGCAAAGCAATCGGCATCGCCGTTCAGCAAGAATTGATCAAGCAGAAACGTCCTGGAGGCTTGCTTGCGTAATGGCCACTTTCAACGACGCCACTGTTGGCACCAGCACAGGCGGCACCACGCCTGATTTCGGTGCGTCACGTAAAAGCCAACCTGTTGTACGCAAGGTGCAGTTTGGTGATGGCTACGAGCAACGCCTTACCTATGGGTTGAATCAAAACCCACGCGTTTGGGATTTGACTTGGACAGCCAAGGACAGCACGGATGCCGATGCCATTGAGGCGTTCTTTGATGCACGCGCTGCTGACAACGCCAGCTTTGATTGGACGCCATTGGATGAAGCAACGGCCTACAAGTGGGTTGTAGAGAGTTGGTCGCGTGATCTGCGTTACGCCAACGTGAACACCATCACAGCCACCTTCCGCCAAGTATTTGAACCCTGATGGCGTACTCGGCTTGGGCTAGTTCAACTACTTATGCCGTTGGTGCGATTGTTCGCGCTAGCAGCCTGCAGGCATCCGGCCTCGTCTTCCAGTGCGCCACGGCTGGCACCAGCTCCAGCACTCAACCGGCGTGGCCAACAGACATTGGCAGCACCATCACGGATGGCACGGTTGTCTGGACAGCGATCAGCAGCGTCTACGAAGAACTGGCTGCCATTGCCCCTAGCGCCATCATCGAACTGTTCGAAATGACGCTGGACACCACCCTGCACGGCAGCAGTGATACCTACCGCTGGCACAACGGCTGCAACGCCAACGTCAGTGGCAACATCACCTGGAACGGCAACGCTTACGCCCGCCTGCCCGTTAAGGCCGAGGGCTTTGAATACACCAACACCGGCACATTGCCACGCCCCACGCTGACCATCAGCAATCTGGACGGCACGATGACCACACTGCTGTTGCTGGTCAACGCCACCACACCCGGCAACGATTTGGGTGGCGCCACGGTAAAACGCATCCGCACTCTGAAGAAATACCTAGACGGTGAGACTGCGGCAGATCCTCACGCCAAATTCCCCGATGAGATCTGGTACGTGGACCGCAAGGCGAGCGAAAACCGCGATTCGGTGAGCTTTGAATTGGCGAGCAAATTTGACCTCGCTGGCGTGATGATTCCCAAGCGCCAAATCATTGCCAACATTTGCCAGTGGAAATACCGCAG